GGATGGAATTTGTGAAGTCCGGCGGAACTATAACTGATAATTGAAAGGTAATTTAACATGGCTAATAACATTACGGCACTTGTGCCAGACATCTACGAAGCATTGGACATCGTTTCCCGCGAACTAACGGGTATGATCCCATCTGCTACTATGAACGCTTCAGCAAACACTGCTGCTGTCGGTCAAAACATCCGAGTTGACGTTGAACCTGCTGGTAACGTGTCTGACATCTCTCCTGCAATGGTTGTCCCTGATCCTACTGGTCAGACTTCCGGTTCCACTGACATTGTTATCACTAAATCTCGCGCTGCTGAGTTTGGTTTTAACGGTGATGAGCAACTGGGTCTGCAAGGCGCTGGCTACCAGAATGTTCGTGCTGCTAAAATTGCACAGGCTATTCGTGCAGTAACCAACGAAGTAGAAACTGATCTTTGTGCATTGCAGTCTACTTTCTCTCGCGCATACGGAACCGCTGGCACTAGCCCTTTTGGTACTGCTAACGATTACACCGATGCTTCTAACGTCTTGAAGATTCTGAAAGATAACGGCGCTCCTTTGCAGGACAACCAGCTAGTAATTGATACTTCTGCTGGCGTTAACCTTTTGGGTAAGCAAGCAAACGTAGCTGATGCTGGTAGCGACTCTATCTTGCGTCAAGGCGTACTGCTTGATGTCAACGGCATGCCTATTCGTGAATCTGCACAAGTTAACACTTCTGTTTCTGGTACTTCAGCTAACGCCGTAAGTGCTGGTGCTCACGTTGTAGGTCAAACAGCTCTTACTCTTAAAGCTTCTGGTACTGGCACTATTGTTGCTGGAGATGTAATTACTTTTGCTGGCGACACTAACAAGTATGTTGTTGCTACTGGTGTTGCTGCTGTAAGTGGCGGAGCGTTAGTTATTGCTGCTCCAGGATTGCGCGTAGCACAAGGTGCTGGCGACAAAGCTATTACCATTACTGCTGCTTCTGCTCGCAACATGGCATTTAACCGCTCTGCAATCGTTCTAGCTTCTCGCGCTCCTGCTCGTCCTTCCGAGGGTGACATGGCGACTGACGTAATTGTAATTACCGATCCTCGCTCTGGTCTTAGCATGGAATTTGCCATGTACAAAGGCTACAGAAAAGTTCGTTATGAAGTTGGTCTTGCTTGGGGTGTTAAAAACATCAAGCCAGAGCATACTGCTCTTCTGTTGGGTTAAGTCTATATCTAGCCACCTCTTTCGGGGGGTGGCTTTTATAAGTGAGGAACATCAATGGCTACGATAGTAGTAGAGACAGGCAGTGGTTCATCAACTGCAAATTCTTATGTATCAGAAGCTGAATTAGCTACTTATGCTTCAGACCGAGGCGTAAACTTAACCGGCACATCTTCAGTCCTAATTATTCAAGCTATGGATTATTTAGAGTCTAGGAACTTTATTGGCACTAAATCAACATTAGCGCAAAATCTGCAATGGCCCAGAACGGGCGTTGAGATTGATAACTATTACATAGTATCTAACTCTATTCCTGTGCTTCTTAAAGAAGCCGAGATGGAACTGTGTATTGCTTTGGATGGCGGAGTAAATCCCCTTGCAAACCAAGATAGAGAGACACGAAAAGAAAAAGTAGGCGAGCTAGAGGTTGAATATGCTCCTAGTGCAGCAGCTATTACTTATCTTACGGCAGTTCAAGCGAAGCTAAAGAAGTTAGTTTTGCCTACTGCAAGGATTGTTCGTGTTTAATTACGAGTCTTTAAAGAAAACCGCATCTAAATTAATAGCTAACTTTGGAGCAAATTCTGTAGTTAGCAGAGAAGATGGCGGCAGATACAAGCCAGAATCTGGATCAATGTCTAACGGAATACCAATAACCTTTACCGCCAAGTCTGTTAGGGCGCAATTTAGCATTGCAGAAAAAGCCTCATCTGCCGTTCAAGACGCAGACGTTAAAATGCTACTTGAGTCTGGTAAAGGAATTCCTGCAATTGGTAACCAACTAACATTTGATAGCGTTTCTTATCGAATAATGGATGTTACTACAATCTCGCCATCTGGCACGGATGTGTATTATGAGCTTCACCTTAGATCTTAAAGAGTATGTCGATAAGACCGGCGAAGACATTGTTGAGGTTGTCCAGCAAACCTGTATAGAAGTGTTTACTAAGATAATAATGGATACTCCCGTTGGAAAGCCGGAGCTATGGAAAAATAAGCCCCCCGCAGATTATAGAGCTGGCGCTTTAAGAGCTAATTGGCAAACATCGTTAAACCAACAAGCTTCAGGAATATTAAACAAGAGAGATAAAAGCGGAAAGCGAGCCATTAACCAAATGAAAACTATGGTAAGTAAATATGATGGCTTAGGCTCTGTTGTTTTTACAAACAATATTGACTATGCTTCAAAAATTGAATATCTAGGCCATTCATCTCAAGCCCCAACTGGAATGGTAAGAGTAAATGTTGCGGCTTTTCAGCAAGCAATGGATCAAGCTGTTAAAAAGGTTAGCCCATGAGTACAGTGTTTTCAAACATAAGCGCGGCTTTAGACGTAAGACTAAACACTTTGATAGGATCATCTCCTGTAGCTTGGGAAAATATTGCCTATAAACCCGTTAAAAATACGTTATACTTGAGGCCAACTCATTTGCCTGCCCCTACAGTACAAGCTGGACTTGGAACTGCTGGTATAGATGAATACTTAGGGTTATATCAAGTTGATGTTTTTGCAATGGCCGGAGAAGGTAGAGGTACAGCAGAAGCGAAAGCTGATGTAATTGCTGATCACTTTAAACGCGGTACAGATTTATTGTACAATGGCGTTTATGTTCGGCTTGGTAATGTATCAAGAAACTCAGGACTTATTGACGAAGATCGCTTCGTTATTTCAGTAACAATTAATTATATGGCTCATGTAGCACCGAGGTAAAGTATGACTATTGCAACAGGCTCAAGACACAACATGGCGTATGTTGTCGAATCTACATTCGGTACTACTCCGTCAACACCTTCATTTACACCTATTCGCCACACCGGAACTACTATTGGACTGTCTAAAGACGCAATAGAATCCGAAGAGTTGCGCGAAGATCGTCAAGTAGCTCATTTCCGTCACGGCAATAAAAGCGTTGCTGGCGATGTTAATATTGAACTTTCTTACGAATCATTTGACGACTTGCTTGAGGCCGTATTGTGTGGCACTTGGGCTACAAACGTCCTTAAAGCTGGAACTACTCGAAGAAGCTACACCGTTGAGCGTCATCACCAAGACATTGGCAAATATCTGCGCTCTACTGGTTGCAACTTTAATGCGCTTTCTTTGTCTGTCGCCCCTAACTCTATGGTAACTGGATCGCTTTCGGTAATTGGTAAAGAATTTACAATAGCTTCTACTGCTATTACTGGCGCAACTTACGCAGCCGAAACTACTACATCACCATTTGATTCGTTTACTGGTTCAATTACAGAAGGCGGATCAAGCATTGCTGTTATTACTGGTCTTGAGTTAAGCCTTGATAACGGAATGGAGTCTATGTATGTAGTTGGCTCTAGCTCTACTTTGCTGCCTTCTATTGGCAAATCATCTGTTAGCGGATCTGTTACAGCTTACTTTGAAAACAGCACGTTGATTGATAAGTTTATTAACGAAACTTCGTCTAGTTTAACTTTTGTACTTACTGATCTAGCTGGAAACTCGTACACCTTTAATTTGCCTAATATTAAATACAATTCAGGTAATCCTGAAGTTGGTGGTGCTGGCGCAGTAACAGTATCTCTGGATTTTGTGGCACTATACAACTCTAGCGATGCATCTCAAATTAAGATTACAAGAGCAGACGCTTAAATAGCAGGGGTCGAAAGACCCCTTTTACGCAACCCGTACACTTAGTTACGCAACCCGTATACAATAACTCTGGAGAGAGAAATGGACATAAAAGAACTTTACACTGCTGACGCACACGAAGAAGGCGCAGAGATACGCATTTTAAGCCCGATAGACGATGAAGAAACTGATTTCTACATCACCGTAAAGGGTGTTGACTCAAAGTCGTACAGAGAGGCTGTAAGAGCGTATCACAGGAAGCTTATTAACAAAGAGGATGGTGGTGAGATTGACTTGTTAGTCGCTATCACTAAAAGCTGGCGTGGACTTGAAGATAAAGGCAAGACCGTAAAGTTTACCCCTAAGAACGCACAAGACCTTTACGGCAAAGCTCCTAACATTGCATCTCAAGTAGACACTTTTGTAGCTGCACGAAGAAATTTTATCAAGGGCTAACTAAGGAGTTGTCTGTTTTTGGCCGGTGGCAGTTCTGGGCTGCCGGTTACGACAAAGGATCAACAGTTAGTCGCATCAGCAATCTACGACAGGTTGCTAAAAGTTTAGGTCGTAACCCCAAAGAACTTGATGAAGAGCCTAAATTACGAGAAGAGCTTGTTTATCTTTGGGACTTGTTCGTGTCTTTAAAAAATGCCTCCTCTGGCGCAATCAGTTACAATGAAATAAATTCGTATATGTC